AAAAACGATTGAGGAGGTATGTTTCAATATGTTTGAAAAGAGGTTGAAGGAAATCGAAGAAAGGAAGCTGGAAATCAGGTCCATCCTTGAGAGTGATCAGAAGCTTGAAAAGGATGAGCTGGATAAGCTGGAGGCAGAACTTCGTAACCTTGAAAGCGAGAAGGAGGATCTTGAAAAGAGAAAGGCCATCGCCGAAGGCATCCAGGCTGGGACCGTCCAGACCCGCAATGTGGCGACGTTCGGTCGAGAGAACCCTGAGAACCGCGCGACAGAGGTTGACAAATACGACACTGTTGAGTACCGCAAAGCATTCATGGAGTATGTGACTCGCGGCGTCAAATCCGATGTTTTGGAGTATCGTGACGATGCGACTACCGGCACCAGCGACATCAGCGCTGTGATTCCTACCACGATTCTCAACCGTATCGTGGAGAAGATGTCTGAAGCCGGCATTATCTGGAATCGTGTAACCAAGACGGCCATTCAGGGCGGCGTGAAGATCCCCGTTGCCACCGCCAAACCAACAGCATCCTGGGTAAACCCCGGTAATATGGCGGAAAAGCAGAATAAGCAGGTCACCGGCACCATTACGTTCAGTTACCACAAACTGCAGGTTCGTGTTGCTGTTGAGCTTGTGGCCGCCACTGTTGCCCTGCCCATCTTCGAGGCGACCATTTCAGACAATATCGCTGAGGCAATGGTGAAGGCACTCGACAAGGCCATCCTTATCGGCGGCGGTGATGGAGAGCCTTTGGGTATTGCGAACGATACCATCGCAAGCACCCAAGTCGTGCAGGTTACGGCTGATGACCTCGGCCGGTATGACACCTGGGTTAAGGCACTTGCCAAAATGCCGCGCAGTTACCGCGCCGGTGCCGTGCTGATAATGAACGATGCCGACTGGAATAAGTACATCGTCGGGATGCTTGATGCCAACGGCCAACCCGTAGCTCGGACAACCTTTGGCCTTAACGGTGTTGAGCAGGAGCGCTTCCTCGGGAAGGAAGTTATCCCCATCGAGGAACATCTGACTTCGATTGATGATGCATCTTCCGGCGATGTGATCGCCATTTACTGCCGCCTGCAAGATTATATGGTGAACAGTAACATGGCTATCACCTACCGCAGGTACTTTAACGAGGATACTGACGAATGGATCAGCAAGGCTACCATGATTGCAGATGGCAAACTGGCCGACCGCAACGGCGTTGTGCTGATTAAGAAGAAATAATGAGGAGCGGGGCAAAAGCCCCGCCTTGTCAATCCAAAAAGAAAGTGAGGTATGAGAATGTATCCATACAATCATAAGATGGGTCAGAGAATCCAGACCGATGCCGAGGGCGTAGCGGTCGATAGAGCGTTCCTGGCCCATTATCATGTTGATGCTGCAGATGCTCCGGCTGCAGATGCCGATGGGGTTGCGGTTATCATTTTGGGTGAAGAAGCCGATGAGATTACCACTGGTATCACCAACCCGGCTGTACCTCGAAATTTAACCGTGGTGGCCAATGTTTCCGGGGTTACTGGCACCGTTACAATTACTGGTACTGATTTTGCCGGAAATGAAATTGAGGAAGAATTCACCCTGAATGGTCAGACTGCAGATACCGGGGAATTGGCTTTCAAAACTATTACTAAAATTGAAGTACCCGTGCAGTCCAATACTCCTGCAAAGCAAACTGAAACCATTAAAATTACTAATGGATGCACCAGTACCGATGGTAATATCACTGTCCGGGTAACTGCTACTACTTTACTAGGGAGCGATTCTCCCCGGGAGGTAACCGTGGCTCTTACTACTACTAACCACGGTACCGCTGCCAAGGTAGCTGCTGCAATTGTTGCAGCGCTGAATGCCGACGAAAAGGTAGGTGCTGTCTTTAACGCTACTGTTACCGGGGAAGGTAATGATACTGTTCAACTGGAAACCAAGGAACCAGTTGCCAATGATTCTAGCCTGGCATTTAGCATTACTGCAGGCAGCACTGGAGTAACTGTGGGCAGTTCTACCAATGGTACTACTGGCGTTCCCTACGAAAAAGTATTGGTAGGTTGGGGCGATAAATTCGGGCTACCGTATAAACTCTATGCCGACGAATTGGTTATCCTCAAACTCGTCAATAAGGCAAAAGAAGGAACGGAAGGCACAGTTACGGCGGATCCAGACGACCTTGCAAAAAATACATTCGACCCGAACGATACCACGTTGGGCGTAGACATTGACCTGTATATCATTGTTTAAGGGAGGGCTTAACCCCTCCCTTTTGATAAGGCGGTGATAAATGATGTCTATACTCGACATCAAGACAACCCTACGCATCAGCACAAACAACACGGCATTTGACAGTGAAATTGCCGACCTTATAGCCTCCGCGAGGGCCGATCTCATGCTTGCCGGTATTCTCCCTGCAAAGGCCAATGACGACACGGATCCGTTGATTAAGCGCGCCATAACCGTCTATGTCAAGGCCCATTTCGGTTGGAACAACCCGGATGCCGAAAAGCTCCAACAGTCCTATGCCATGATTAAGGGCCACCTGGCGCTGTCTCAGGAATACACAAAAGAGGCGGTGGGATAGATGCTGTTTAAAGATGTTATATCGCTAATAACCGTCACCACCGCCGAAAACGAGCTTGGTGACACCATTGAAGCGTCCACCGAGCGGCAGGTATTCGCTGACAAGCAGTCGGTCCGCCAGTCCGAGTTTTACCAGGCCGCGGCAACCGGCCTTCGCCCTGAACTAATGTTCGTGGTAAGGACCATTGAGTACAACGGAGAAACCCGGCTGAAGTACAACGGCAAAGAATACTCAATCATCCGCACCTATGATAAGGACGGTGAGCTGACGGAGCTTGTCTGCCAGGGGGTGGTCAACCGTGCCAATGCCTAAATCTGTCACAAAAATAAAGAAAGATGGCATTGAGTTCATCTCAAGCGTTGACCGCGCAAACTACACCATCCAGGAACTCACCAGGGCGGCCCTGAAGTACAACGGCAAAGAATACTCAATCATCCGCACCTATGATAAGGACGGTGAGCTGACGGAGCTTGTCTGCCAGGGGGT